ACAAACGCACGATACGGAATAGTTAAAAAATCTAAACTAGGATTCTGGGATAAGGTAAAAAAATTCTTAAGAATTGCTGATGAGTGGATTGACTATGAATACATTTATGGATCTCATAACTGTGAGAAAGGATCTGACTCACAAGGATTTTATTCAACTGATGTTTGGAGAACAGTTGCTGAGAAGTATTTGATCAAAGAAATACTCTGGTCATTAGTAAAACATTTAGGAGCAGATTATATTGGTGAGGGAGTAATTCTTTATGGAGAAATTTACGGAGCTGGAATACAGAAAAACTATACTTACGGCTTAGAGGATATTCAATTTGCAGGTTTTGACGTAAAAGCAAACGGAGAATATTTCTCAGCAGATATGGCTGAAATTTTAATTAGTGTTGACTTAGGACTTCCTCACGTAGAGATTCTTTATGAAGGACATTGGAATCAAGAAGTTCAAGATAAGTTTACATTTAATAACTTCATTGAAGGAACTAAAGTACCACATGAAGGAATAGTAATAAAGATCTTCTCAGGTGATAGAAAAAAAGTAGCAAAGGTAATCAATCCAGACTATTTGATCTACGGAGAAAAGAATGATGTAGGAGATTCACATTAAAAATAATTGATAAAAGGCTTGTTTATTCAAGTCTTTTTTCGTATATTTAAGTATAAGAAACAAATAAAATAAGGGTTATGAAAACAGCAAAAGAATTTTGGAACTACTCTTGTAAAAACGAAGAGTTAAAATCACCATCAGATATACTGATTGAATTTGCAAAAATGCATGTACAAGCAGCTTTAAAAGCAGCTAGTAAAAATGCAATGGGTGTGCATTGTACCGATTATATTGACCCAGATTCCATTTTAGATGCTTATCCTTTAACAAATATAAAATAGATGAGAGGAAAAAGAACATATTGTGAAGATATATCTCCGGTTCTAAAATCAATTAGAACATCTAAGAAACACGGAAAAACAGTAGAAATCAACGGTCTACAGTACGAACACATAGGAGATGATATGTTGTATTGTTTAAAGACTTCAACCATTAAAAAAGCATAAAAATGAAACAGGAAACACTCGAAGAATTTATTAAAATAAAACTTGAAGGTTATGATGAAATAGATTTTTCAACTTATGAAAGATTTATAGAATTAGGTGCTAAATGGCAACAAGAACAAGACAAAAATAAGTACAGTAAGGAAGATATGGAAGAAATGTACAATTACGGATATAATAACTACCTGCTATACTCAGAAGCTATTAACCAATTTAAAAAAGCATAAAAATGAAACAAGTAAAAACATTCGCAATCACATTTGTAGCAGCATTAGTATTAATGATCGTAGTAGTAAATTTAAGATAACATGGAAGCATATTTAGATTTTTTAGCAGTAGTAATAATGACAGCCTGTACTGTATTGCTAGTTGGAGGACTTGTAATAGTAGGAGTAGCAGTTTATAAATTTATTAAAGACGAGTATTAATGGAAGATTTTTTTGAAGACTTAAAAAACAGACCAAGACCAAACTTATTCAGAAGAATATATCTTTGGTGGGCACATGATGGAAAGTACTATCACAAATACTTCAAACAAGGAGTAAAGAACCTATGGTACTGGTTTCCAATTATCTGGAAGGATAGAGACTGGGATGAGCATTTCATCTTTGAGGTAATGAAGCATAAGCTAAAATCTCAAGCCAATTATATTGGAAGAAGAGATTTTCATACTCGAGCACAACAAGATGCTAAAAGAATGAGACTGTGCGTTAAATTAATTGATCTATGTCAAGAAGAACCTTATTCAATAGAATATGCGGACTACCATAAAGACAGAGTTTGGTTCACAGATGTTGAAGACAGACCAGGAAATTCTCTATACAATAGTGAAACACTTTGGGAAAACTATGATGAGTATTTTGCTAAGTATCCTTTAGTTTATAAAAAAGTAATGAAAGGTGAAGGACCATTTACTTTGCATGGTAGAGATGAAAAGGATATAAAACATATTATTGCAATGAACATCGCTCACATAAACCAAGAAAGAGTAAGAAAGTTGTTATTTAAAATAATGGAAGAGAACATCGAGGGTTGGTGGGACTAGCTAAAATAAATTAAAAAAAGTTTGGTAGACTGAAATATTATTCGTATATTTAGGTATAGAAATTTAAAAACACAAAAGGTTATGAAAAACATACACATACTAAAAACACCAAATCCCAGTAGATTATCTTACGATTTTGATATTAATCAATATTATCTTCAAAAAGAAGTTTCTTTTTGGGAACATCAAAATATGATTGAAAACAGAAACATCTACATCACTTCTGATGAAGAGATTAAAGAAGGGGATTGGTGTTTATATAACAAAAATCACGATAGCAAATGTCCATTTTGGGAATTAGTTAAATGCGGTACAATAGAAAGAAAAGAAATGCACCCTATATCTAATGGGAAATTATTACTTTGGATGAAAAAAATCATACTAACAACAGACCAAGACCTAATCAAAGATGGTGTACAACCTATTGATAATGAGTTTTTAGAATGGTTTATTAAGAATCCAAGTTGTGAGAATGTTGATATTGGAACATCGCTTTTAGACGGTAAAGATGGTTATGGTTATTATGGAAAATACAAAATAATCATTCCAAAAGAAGAACCTAAACCAGTATGGCAACAAATCATTGAGACTTGTGGTGGAGAAGAAGAGTTTATGAAATCAGCAGGGTTATTACCTAAACAAGAAACACTTGAAGAATTTATTAATTCTCAACCTTATTATGGCACTTGTACTTATGAATATAAAGAAGGTATTGGAGTAGGTGCTAAATGGCAACAAGAGCAAGATAAGAATAAGTATAGTGAGGAAGAATTAAAAAGTGCTTTTAAAATTGGTTTTAATATAGGATATGGAAGTCCTGTACAAGAATTAGATTTAAAAAATGAACACTGTGAAAGATGGTTTGAACAATTTAAAAAGAAATAAGATGACAGCAGTAGAATGGTTAGATTATGAATTAGCAAAAATAGGTAGTGCATCTGTAACAGCACATTCTGAATTATTTGAACAAGCCAAAGAAATGGAAAAGCAACAGATAATTGATGCTTATAAAAGCGGTAGAGCTGATGTTATTAATAAAAATAATATTAATCCTATACAATACTACAACGAAACATTTAAAGATAAATAAGATTATGAAAAAAATATTACTAGGAGCTCTACTACTATTGAGCACAATAAGTTTCAGTCAAGGATTGTCACTACATTACAGTATAACTAACACTCTCACTATAGGACTTTCAAATACAACAGACGGTAGGATCTTAGGAGCAAATTGTTCATTCTTTGTTGGAAATCAAGACACAGCATCCTACATGCCACTTCCTTCAATTCCGGATGCAAGTTATAATATTAAGGATGAGTTTACAACACCACATACAGCCATTTTTGGAACCATAGGTCATCAGGGAAAGCGCCTATCGCTAACAATGAGATTAGGAGTACAAAACACATACAAGTACACAAGATATACAAAGAACTCAGCTCCTTACTACTACAGACAATCAACTCCTTATGACCTCTTAACAGGAATTAATGTAGGATATGCACTAGAGGATGACTTTGCAGTTAATGTAGGATTTGATAATTTTAATAGAACAACAATAGGAATTACAATTTATTGGAATAAATCACACCACACAAAACATATGTGTAAACCAACAACAATTTAAGTTATGAAAAAAATAAACAGAGAAGAGTTAAGCTTTGCAAACGGAGCTTTCAAAAAAGCATTTAGAGGTATTGTGATAGCAATACTAATTGTAGCAGCAGCAATAATGATGACAAGTTGTGAGAAAGTAGCTGTATCTTCAAGCACTGAAGGTAACCAAGTTCAAGTAGATTTGATATTTGTAAAGGATGATGTAAAGATGTATCGTTTTGAAGACAATGGAAGGTATCACTACTTCACATCACGAGGTGAAACAATTACAACACAATCTGAAGGAAGTGGAAAGAATGAAACACACTACGAAGAAAATATACAATAAGCTATGATGATTACGAAAGAGTTTTTAGAAAAGCAAAAAATGCAGCAGAATACATTACTTCTAAAATTAATGGTAGTTGAAGGAAAAATACCTAAATCTGCTTTAAAAATACCAAGAGAAGTTATTAAAGGATAAATTATGAAAAAGAAAATATACTTAGACGACGTAAGAACACCAGTTGATCCATCTTGGACTGTAGTAAGAAACTACGAACAATTTGTTGATACAGTTACATACATTGGATTGGAAAACATAGATGTAATCTCTCTAGATCACGATTTAGGAGATACAGCAATGGCTGAATGGCATAAAAATGTTTACCATAATTATGAATTAAATTATGATAATATTACAGAGAAGACTGGAATGGATTGCACTAAATGGTTGGTCAATCAATGGTTGGATGGAGCTCCTCATGTACAAGTAAACGTTCATTCGGCTAATGCTATAGGGGCAAGTAATATGTTAGGATTGGTTTGGAACTACTGCCATACTCACAGAATACCTCAGAACAGCGTAAGATGGCAGGTGTCTCATACTGTTGAAGCAATTAGATAGGGTTAGTAAATATTCTGGGAATAAAATGTAAACTTTTATAATTTTGTGATATTTATAATAAACATACATTATGGATTATAAAAGAATATACGATATAATAATTAAGAATGCTTCACAGCAAACTCGAAAAAAGAAAGCAGGAGTTTTATATGAACAACATCATATAGTACCAAAAAGTATAGGAGGGAGTAATAGTACGGATAATTTAGTCCTACTTACACCTAAAGAACATTACATATGTCATAGATTATTAGTTGAAATTTATAGAGGAACTTCTAGTGAAAATAAAATGTACTACGCTATGTGGTGCATGATTAATGGATTAGGTAATCAGAAGAGATATGCAACCAGTTCTCGAATATACAATAGATTAAGAGGAGATTTTATAACCCTACATTCGAAGGATAGGTATGATAATAGAAAAGCTGTAGAACAGTATACCTTAGAGGGAATTTATATTGCGACCTACGACTCTGCTAAAGAAGCATCTAAAGTTATAGGTATCCCAAGAGGATCTATAGAAAACTGTGCTAGAGAAGAAACAAAAACTGGAAAAGGATTTAATTGGAAGTACACTGATAGTCAGAAAATAATTTCTAAAGTAGTACATGAAAAATCTGGAAGAAAAATAGGGAGCCCCTCTTCCAATAAGGGAAAAAAGTACTTACCTGGTACCAGAAATATAGAGTATAAGAAAGTGCTGCAATATAGCATAGAAGGAGAATTTCTTACGGAATACAGTACTGTAAACTTAGCAGCACAGAGTGTAAGTGTAGGTAGAGGAGCTATTGAAAATTGTTGTTTAGGGAAATGTAAAACAGTAGGAGGATTCAATTGGAAATATCAGGGGAGCTCTAAGGTAATAGTACCAATTCAATACGAAAAGGCTGGAAGAAAGCCATTAAAAAAGTAAGTTATGACACTAAAAGAAAAGTTTAGAATGGCTAATATGGTCGATAATGGATCAACTATTTTAGAAAAGTACCAAGCAATAGCAGATGAATTTGCTATTGAATTTGCAATATGGTACAATGAAATACTTGCAGATGATGAATACAAAATAGAAAAATCAAAAGAACTATTAGAAATCTATAAAAAAGAAAAAGGACTGTGAAATTAAATGACAAAATTTACGAAGCAATACATTTAGAAATTTATAAAAACGAAAGCGATAATTGTGATGGTTTTCAAGATTCAGCTAATAAAGTAGAAGTAGTAGTAGATGAGTTTGCTATTGGTTTTTTTGAATGGGCAACTGGAATAGGAAGATTTTATATTGGTAACTACTCTACAAAAGATCTATTAGAAGAATACAAAAAAGAAAAAGAATTATGATAGGAGGTGCACAGCCAAAAGTACTATTATCTCAAGCAGAGGATGGTACTTTACATTTAGACGAAATGTTTGAACAGGTATTTGGAAATCCAGAGGAGCACAAATACAAACTTGTAAGAGAAAGAGATGGTCTAACAAAAACATCTAAAGACATAAAGTGGATAGAGTTTAATGAGAAAGGATTTTATACAGGAGAGTCTGCAGACATTGCAGTTAATACAAGTTTAATCATGTATCCATTCAACGATTTGTTTACTTGGCAAACCACATTAGTGACTGAGATTGTAGAGCAGAGAGACGATTATATCAAGTTTAAAACTGAAAATTCTTCTTACGAATTATTTGTTTTATCGAAATAAAGTTCGTATATTTAGTTATATAAAAAAATAGAAATTATGATTTGGATTTTATTACTTTACGTTTTACCATTAGTGATTAGTGTAATAGGAGCATATTTTTTTGTCAAAAGCGACGGAGGAACAGTAACTGAGTTTTTAGAACCACTTCCTTTTTTATTCATTCCTTTAATTAATATAGCAATGATGATAATAGGGCTGTATATGTTAATACAAAAATGGATCAAAGACGATGAATCAATACAAAACTTTTTAAATAAAAAACTATAATGAAAAAATACAAACTAATAAAAGAATATCCAGCAAGTGATTCATTAGGAACCATAATAACTGGAAGTAAAGAGACAATGTACTCTAAGGGATTAGGATTTAGACACTACGATTGGGCTCATGTTGAAACACATCCCGAATACTGGGAAGAAGTACTTGAAAAGGAGTATGAAGTACTAATAGCAAAAGTAGTACCATACACAATCCTATCAGTAAAACGTCTTTCAGATGGAGAAATATTTACAGTAGGTGATAGAGTAAGAGTAGATGGATATGGTTCTGTAATAACTATAGACAGTATGCATTTGGTTACAAAAGGTTCCTCAATGAAAGAAGGTATATGGCTCACCTACAATTCAGGTAGTTCTCATATCATTCATGCTACTAAACAAGTAGAACAACCAATCTTTCTAACACACGATGGAAAAGATATTTTTGCAGGAGATAAAGTATGGTGGGTGAACAAAAAGACTTTTTACTCTGACTACTTCGTACCATCGGCTCCAGTAACACACTACTTAAACATATATGCATACTTTCTAACAAAAGAAGCAGCAGAGGATTATGTTGAAAAAAACAAAGTTCTTTTTACAACTGAGGATGGAGTAGGTATTAAAGTAGGAGACACATACTATTTTGTAGATACAGATTTTAGTATTAGCTTATCAAATGCACTTCCCGGATGCGGACAATACTCAGAAAGAAAATACTTCTCAACATATGAAACAGCAGAATACTACGTCATAGTAAATGTTAAAGTACTATCAATAGAAGAGTTTTGGGAATTTGTTTCTAAACCAGGAAGCAATATCGTAAAACAAAAACAACTAAAAAGATTAGTAAAAGAAAGATTAATATTTAAAGTAAGATGAAATATTTTTTAGCTCTAATAGGATACGAATTAATGAGACCAAAAGTAATTTGGTTATGGTATTACTTAATTAAAAAAGGAGGAGGAGAATGAAAACACGCATCACGGTAATTTCGGATACACATACAAGACATGGATTGATTCCCCTAACAGATTTACCTGGAGGCGACATTCTCATCCATGCAGGAGATATAATGAACTCAGGATACAACAAAAATGATATCTGGGATTTCTGTCATTGGTTCCAATCATTAAAGCAATACGAAGACAAAGTATTCATAGCAGGTAATCACGATAGAATGTTTCAAAATCATCCTGAGGAAGTAAAATTCTGGGTAGACAAGTTTGGAGATATAATCTATCTTCAAGATGATGACTTCGTTATCTACGGAGATGGACCAGAAGGAAATTCTCCTCAAGACAATATTCGTATTTACGGATCACCTTGGCAACCAGAATTCTATTCCTGGGCATTCAACTTACCAAAAAATGGAATAGTATTATCTTCAAAGTGGGAAGCAATTCCTGACAATACAGACATTCTAGTTACACATGGTCCAGCATTTGGTACTTTAGATACAGTAGCAGGAAGACCTTGGGATGGATTAGGATGTGAGTTATTAGCACAAAGAATTGAAGTAGTAAAACCAAAAATTCATATCTGTGGTCACATTCATTCAGGATATGGTTATGAGTTTATAGATGGTACACACTTCTTCAATGCTTCAGTATTGGATGAGGCTTACGAGTACACTCAAAAGCCAATGACGTTTGATTGGGATAAGGGAAAAAATACTATTGAATTTGTAAAATAATTGATAAAAGGCTTGTTTACTCAAGTCTTTTTTCGTATATTAAGGTATAAATAAAAAACAAAAGGTTATGTTTAAAAAATTTTTCAAGTATACACCCACAGCACAAGAGCAACAATTTATAGACATTGTAGCCAAACTATTGGAACATCCTAAAACATCTTTAAGGATGACACCTCGAACGGATAAGTACTTTCTTATCAATGAACAGAAACATTATTACATTCTACTCCAGAACACAGGTATTCAATTAACAAATTCAAAATTCTCTTTTTGTAAGTCCTTGCATCCAAAAGCATATGATATGGTTATAGAAAATCTCCATACACATATTGAAGCAAACAGACAAGCATTAGAAGAAAAACTATTTAAGAACGAAACAAAATGCTGAAATATAGCGACTGTTAGCGGATGTGGCTTCCGATAAACTTCTGGGCGGAGTGATAAAACCCAAACACAAATATTATGAGCGATTTTAAAAAAACACCGACAACATTTTTAGAAAGATTAGACAACGAGCATTCAGAATTGAATGAAAAAGTTGAGAAATTGGAAGATTTTATTGAAAACAATCCAATATTTAAAACGGTTGGAGAAATGCAAAGGGTATTATTAGTTACGCAATTAAATGCGATGAAACTGTACTTGTACACTTTAGATGAAAGAATTTGGGATTTAACTCCTAAGAAGTAAACTACAGATTGGCGGTATTACTTCGGTTCTACCGCCATATCCGCTAACGTTTTGCAACTTGTGGTAGTTTGGGGTAAAAAATCCCTGAACTTCGGAGTTAAGACAGATTTTAAAAATATAGACCGAAAAATAAATTAATAACTAAAACCCAAATTACCACAAATTGCTGTTATAGCTTGTGGTGGGTAAATAAAACAAAAACGTAATGACACAGACAGCAGTAGAATGGTTAGATGAAAAATTAAACACAATAAGACTTGACGTTGATAGAAATGTAATAAACTTTATAGATTTATCTATACAAAAAGCCAAAGAAATTGAAAATCAACAACTAGCACAAACGATTGACGAAGTGTTCGAGTGGCTAACTACTCACAACTACTTGACCGATTTAAAAGAAACAATGATTAAAGATTTTAACAAATTTAAAAACAAATAATATGAAAGAATTAGGTAAAAAAAGTTTAAACGGAAATATTACAGACTGTAAATATTGCGATGTAAAACACGGATTTAAAGTTTGTTCAGGAAAATGCCCTAAAGAGGATATAAAAGATAAACGTAGCCATAAGCTATAACGTTTGGTGGCTTTGTCGTCGTTGTGGCGATTAAAGACCGAACTTAACAAATAATAACTAAAATTTAAAATTATGACTGAACTTTCAAAAAATACCCAAGTGCCACAATGCGACAAAACCGCTGTTAGCAGTAGTGTTTTTAGATATTGTTGGTTAAATATCAATGATGGTAAATTCTCTAATAGTTGGAGCGAAGAAGATATGAAATACATTGATGATGAAATGTTATTAATAGCAAATAAAGATGGATGGAAATTAATAAAATACCAATACCTTACGGATGAAAAATTTGAATTTTACAATCAAATGCAGTTGCGTTAGAACATTACTGCTAACTATTCGCTAACCGCCACAAATGTATTACAATTATGAAAATACTAACCAAATCCAAGTAGGTTAGTTTATATTAATGGAACAAGTAATAAATATCATTTATTAAATTATAATGATAATAAAAATTACAAATCATTTAACATCTACATCACTTCTTCAGAAGAAATTAAAAAGGGAGATTGGTGTTTATATAACAAAAATCACGATAGCAAATGTCCATCTTGGGAATTAGTTAAATGTGGTACAATAGAAAGAAAAGAAATGTACCCTATATCCAATGGGAAATTATTACTTTGGATGAAAAAAATCATCCTAACAACAAACCAAGACTTAATCAAAGATGGTGTACAAGCTATTGATGATGAGTTTTTAGAATGGTTTGTAAAAAACCCAAGTTGTGAGGAAGTTAAAGTTAATTACGGATTATTTACTCCTTTAGGTAGACAAGTTGACCCAATGGGTATATTGCGAAATCATTCTAAATGCGTTTGGAAATATAATATAATTATTCCAAAAGATGAACCTAAGCAATGCAGACATCAGTACTCAAAAGCAATGGATGAACCAAGACCAAGATTATGTAGCATTTGTGGTAATCCTGAAAAAGAAGAACCTAAACAAGATAAAGATATGGCAACTTTAGAAACACAATACAAGAATTTCCGAAAAGACAATCCAAATGCAAAAATACATTTTGAAGCATGGAAAAAAATAAATGCTAGATTAGTTGAACAAGCATTAGTCAATATGATGAAAGACGATGAAGAGTTAGGACTGTATGATGAACCATTCAAACATAAAGTAGAAATAATTCCAGCAGAAGAAATTCTTACAAATAGAAGCAATGCTTATAAGTTTATTAATTTTGATAAACAAGAGAAAGAGGAACTAAATCCTCACATAGGACCATTTCTTCTTAGGAATGGATTTGAAAAATTCAAATACGAAAACAATATCTACACTAATCCAAAGTGTACTATAAATGTTTTAGAGGGTTGTTATGAAATTCTATTTGAAAATGAATATGGAGAAGTCTCAACATACACAGACTCTTGGTCAATCCCTCATTTAGTAGGAGTATTAACTTGGAATGATTTAATAGATAAAAATTATAATAAATAAAATGTTATGGCTGTAAATTTACTATACAAATTACCTAAAACATATATTAAAGATGGTATCCAATATAACACACAAACAAACCAGAGAATGAAACAAATAGTAAATGAATTTATAGCATCAGCCGTTGTAAATGGTAATGAAGTAAGATTAGTAACAAGAGATAAAAGATACTTTATTCATTGGGGTGAACAGGATAGAGTAAAAGCAGAACAGGAACTACTAACATCCTGCGGAAATAAACCATCAGAGAAGATTGCACATATGAAATTTTTAGAGGCAGTAGAGTCAACACGGTATTTAAAATTTAGTAGATTGTAATGGAAGAAACATCAAACCACATACAAGCATTTCCAGACAAGTACGAAACAGGAATGACCCTTAGAGATTATTTTGCAGCAAAAGCAATGGAAGGATTAATAAGTTCTTTCAAAGGTGATGTATCTGCAGAGTTTGATATAATCTCAACAGTTTCATATAAAATGGCAGATGCAATGTTAAACCAAAGAGAGAAGTAATGGCAGCACTAACAGACAACAGGTACGACGTGTACAACTGGATTATAAAAGTAATCGATTCTTGTAAAAACTATCACCACTTCAAAGCTACAAGTAAACTTGTATCAAACTTTCACGATAAGTATGATGATTGGCAATTGACAGGAAAGTTAAGAGGTTATGAAAGTGACAAGTATTTTAATACAAAGAACTAATGAATAAACTAGACAAACAATACACAGACCTTCTTCAAGACATTCTTGACAACGGAGTAAAGAAACAAGATAGAACAGGTACAGGAACAATCTCAGTATTCGGAAGACAAATACGTCACGATATGAAAGATGGTTTTCCTTTACTAACAACTAAGAAGATGCCATTCAAAACAATGGTAACCGAACTTATTTGGTTCCTTCAAGGAAACACCAATATCAAGTATTTGGTTGATAATGGTTGCAATATCTGGACAGGAGATGCTTATAAGAATTACTGTGAAAAACAATCACGGAAACTTATTCAAGGGTGCACTTATCAAGAGTTCTTAGAAAAAATAAAAACAGATGATACATTTGCTAATCGTTGGGGTGAGTTAGGTCCAATTTATGGTAAGCAATGGAGAAGTTGGAATAAGTTTGAAGGTCCTGTAAATGTCATTGAACAAGGAACAGGATATGTAATTGATAGCTGTAAAAGTATTAAAGATATTGACCAAATTCAAAATCTAATCAACGACCTTAAAACAAATCCAGACTCAAGACGATTAATGGTTAATGCCTGGAATGTTGGAGAATTAGACCAAATGGTTCTTCCACCTTGTCATTATGGATTTCAAGTTTATACAAGAGAGTTGAGTTGGGATGAAAGACATGAATTAGCAGAAACTAAATATCAATTGGATGATACTGATGAAGAGTTGGATAAACATAGTATTCCAACTAGAGCAATCTCTTTAATGTGGAATCAACGAAGTGTAGATACATTCTTAGGTTTACCATTCAACATTGCTTCTTATGGATTGTTATTGGAGATAATAGCAAAAGAAGTTAATATGGTTCCTGAAGAGTTAATTGGAAACTTGGGTGATGTTCATTTATATTCAAATCACATTGAACAAGCAAAAGAACAGATTGGAAGAGAATTGACATTAGATGAAAGGTTAGATTTAGCGGATGTTTTTAATTCTCTAATTAGAGAAGATTGTTTAACAAAGACTCATAACGAAGATGAAACTGAAGAACTTAAATTAGTATATAGAAATGAATGGTTAGATGGATTGGGTGTTATTCCTAAAAGAACAAGAGAACCTTTTCCATTACCAACACTAAAATTTAATCCTTGCCCTATAACAGGAATTGATATGGGGTATCAAAGCATATCTCAATTTCAAATAGAGAACTATCAATCACATCCAACAATTAAAGCACCTCTTTCAAATTAAAGTTTGGAATCATAAAATAAAATTTGTATATTAATACTATGAGACAATTAAACAATCACATCAAAGAGGTAGTCAATCCTGAAAAGGTAATAAAGACCTCCCCTATTATTCGAAAAGAATCATTTTTAGGAAGTAAAGAACAACCTAAACCATCTGCCAATCCAAAGAATTGGAATTGGACAGCCATTATTGCTTGGAGCGTTCTGGGAACAGTAGCAGCTTCATTAGCAACCTTATTAATTAACTTAATATTTTAATATGAAATTTCAATCAACAAAAGTATTTGATGGATACTCAACAGTATTTCGTCAATGGAGAGCAAAAGGAACTCATTGTAGTTTTCTTCACGGTTATGGTATTTCTTTCAAAATTATATTTGAAGGAGACCTAGACGAAAGAAACTGGGTATGGGACTTCGGAGGAATGAAGAGAGCTAAACATACTATCGGTGGTATGGCTCCTAAAGCATGGATGGATTATATGTTTGACCATACTTACATAATCTCAGACGATGACCCATTTGTGTACAAAGCACTAGAGATGCACAATGAAGGAATAGTCCAACTAAGAGTAATTCCAGCTACAGGAGCAGAGCAATTTGCTAAATTTATTTACGATAAAGTATCTGAGTTTATTAAAATTGAAACAAATAACAGAGTAAGAGTAGTGAGTGTAGAATTTAAAGAACATGAGAAAAACTCAGCAATATATGGCGAATAAAATAAGAACACTTACAGTTACTCTTACAGAGAGTAAAGAACAAACTGAAACTAATTTCAAAACAGAAGGACTTACTGATTTTGAAATAATAGGGATACTTTCCTACTACCTCGATGCATATAAAGTAAAGATGATAAGAGATACAGAAAAAATTAGAACAGAAGAAAGAGGAGAGGATGATAGCAAAGCCTAACCTTACAATGGATGAATTCCACCAGTACTTACAAAATGTAATAGACTCTAAATTAAATCTAAGACAAAAAGTAGTAGCAGTAGAAAGATATATAAAACAAATAACAGGTAGATGAACAAAGTAACATACAAAGACGAGCCATTACTATTTGAAGAATTACAAGGAGAATTTTCAATAGATGAAGAAATGGATCATAGAAGAGGTTCTAATTTCTATAGAACAGACATTATAGAATTCACACCAGAACATAAAGAATACTTTCCAGGTATAGAGGATTTTGATAAGTACTTAGGAACTTGGCAGACTAATACAGTAATTTGGGATGATGATTATGGATTCGAGGATACATTCTCAGAACTAACTAGAGTAGAAAAAGTAGAAAAAATCACCTATGAATGGGCAATAGTAGAGTAATATGAAAAGGTACATTCAACTACTAACAGGATTT